GACATTAAATGATAAATGGATTTCAGGAAATGATTTTAAAACAAAAACATTATTTGAAGACGTTTTATTATTAGATAGGGCGAGTAGGAATATTGGAGAAAAAATTTTGGTGGATGTTTATATGTTAAAAGACTCATTGAAAAATATTAATACTAAGAACACCATGTTAGGGTATGTCCAAACTATTCTACAAGAAAATCATTTTGTAGTTATGAATATACCATCTTACGTTAATTTTTATAATGTACAAGATGCGGTTAAAAATCCCGTACCAAGAATAGAGGGTACCACGGAATTCGCGAATACATTATTTGGAACATTTTTAAATGTTGATTATAGAGATTCATCGTCAAAAATGGTTTGTTTTTATGCGGGTAAACCAAGTGAGCAGTTAGATTTAAAAAATAATGTTGATTATCGTTATAGAAATGATGCGTTTGATTTACGTAGGGCGAGTGATAATCCGTTAGTCGAAAATCAAGTAGGTAAAAAAGATTGGGATAAGTCTAACAAAGTTGTTGGATTTAATGTTGACATTGGAACTCAAAACCAACAGATATTTAAAAGTTTCCAAGTTGACCAAAGTGCGGGAAAAGCAACTGCCGAAGGTATGGAAGTGATAAATCAGATAGCAAATCAAGCTGGAGGTAGAAAAGGGTCAACACAAAGTACATCTTTATATAATTTATATAAAAATAGAAGTTATGGTTGTCAAATAACTATGATGGGTAACGCTATGATACAACCTACAATGTATTTTAACTTAAGACATGTCCCAATGTTCAGTGGTCCATATATGATATTAAGTGTTGACCATACGATTACCCCTGGAAATTTTGAAACGTATATTACAGGTGTTAGACAACCTATTGCATCGTTACCTAAAATTGATGCGTATTTACAATCACTTAAAACAAATTTGTTACAATCGATTATTACTAAAAACAAAGAGGCGAAAAAACAATTGACTAAGGATGCAAGTGGAAACGTTATTTCTCAAAAAAATAAAGTGGTGTCAAACGCTAATGGTAGTAAAGAGGTGACTCAAACTCAAACATGTACACCTGATTCTAAATACGTTAAATACACGGCAATAACTCCTCAAAGTAGTAAGGTAACTTTTAAAGAGGTTAAGGATACTATAGTTAATTTATTGTCCTCTAAAAACATTCCTGACGATAATAAATTAAAATATGCGTTATTTGCGGCGTTATACTTGGAATCAGGAACATCAACGGGTTTTGATGCGTATGAAAATAACTTTGCGGGTATTGATTTATCAAAATCTTGGGGGGATAGTGAAATATATTTTGGAGGAACAAATTATTTTTGTTTAAAATCTGACACAACAACATTACCATACGCATTATTTGATGATTTAACTAATAATATTACAATTTTATTAGAAAAATGGAAAAACAGTATGGTTGTTTTACCTAATAATTCGGCAAAAGAGATTACTAAATTTTGGATATTATATTTTGGGGCAAAACAAAATGATTCAAATGTTTACACCACTATGGACCCAACTCAATTATCTAATATTGAATCTAAAGTTCAAAAATCTTTAGATATTTGGAATGGAGTCTCGCAGATAGTACCGACACCAACACCGACACCTTCACCAACACCCGTACCATCTAATACTGTTGTACCATTAAATGGTGTTAATTCTTATACTGTGGCAAATCCGCCAATGTTTGAAAAGTTAACGGTTACGGTTAATGGGTCAACAGGGTTATATAATATATTTGGGGCTCATTTCGATTATAATACTGATTCTGAATGTGGGGATGGTAGTGGGACTGGAGCAGGATTTAATAATCTTAATTCGTTAATTTCAAGTAACAAACAAACTTTTACGGTAGATATTGAGACGTTATTAGAGGAGGTAGGGTGTAATATTCTTAGTACATCATCGGCAGATATTAAAGGGACCTATTCGTTTAGTATTACTGTGTTAAGTAAACCCGTTTTAGCTGACGGGACAACTACTGACACTAGCAGAACTGATTTTTATAAATTGTTTCCAGTAACATTTAAATTTACTTAAAAATTTTTAACAGAATAAAGATATTTATATAAAAAAGAAATTATGAATACAAAATTAATTTTAGATAACTACTTAGGTAAAAATACTCGACACACCGAAAAAGATTTAGGTGACGGTAATAAGCAAGTTTGTGATTTAGATACAGGAGATTGTTATACAATCAGAATGAAAGACGGTCTAATCGAAAGAGTGGACAATACTATGTCTAAAAATAAAAAAATCCAAGTTGAGACAACTACTGGAGTAAAACAATTATTAAATGGATAAGAAAATGAAAATAGACGTAAAAATCTTAAATGAAGTCATGAGATATAAGAGTATTAACAATTATATCACTGAGCAAGATGCTACATTACCACCACCACCTGACGCAGGAGCGGTTCCTCCACCACCTGATGCGGGAGCAGTTCCACCGCCACCTGTTGCGGGAGCAATGCCACCACCACCTGTTGGAGGGGATGTTCCACCTGAATCTGTAGATGTTTCATCTGACCCTGACGTTGAAAAACTTGGAGGTGAAACTAAAAAGTCTAAAGAACTTGATATAACTGATTTAGTTAAATCACAACAAAATGTTGAGAAAAAACAAGAAGAATATTTTGATAATTTATTTAAGCACCTTGAAGGTTTAGAGAGTAAACTTTCTGATATGGATTCAATTATGAATAAATTAAATGACCTTGAAACTAAGGTTGAAAAATATAGAGTAAAAACCCCTGAAGAAAAATTAGAATTGAGAAGTTTGGATTCAGGACCATTTAATCAAAAACTAACCGATTTTTTTGAAGATAAACAAGAAGATATGGAAAAGTCAGGAAAAAATGAGTATATTTTAACCAAAGATGATGTTGAAGCATATTCTCCTGGTGATATTAAAAAAAGTTTTAGAAACTTTGAAAACACCGACACCGATATCGATACTTTTTCGAGATTAAAGTAAATTAACGGTCTTAAATGACCGTTTTTTTTTCTTTAAATTATTTGACAAAACAAAGGCTGACACTTATACTTAGTAAACAATTAAAACTTATATTATATGGCGACAAACAAATCCCTAGATTCGGTACTAGCACAGTACGAACAATCAAAACAAGGTGGTTATACTTCCACCTCAAAAATATCTCAAGAAGATAGATTGAAAAAGTATTTCGCGGCAATCCTTAAGGATAACGAGAAACAAGGTCAAAAAAGATTAAGAATCTTACCAACACCTGATGGTTCTTCACCTTTTAAAGAAGTATGGTTCCATGAGATTCAAGTGGATGGAAAATGGGTAAAGTTATTTGACCCAGGCAAGAATGACAACGAACGTTCACCTTTGAGTGAAGTTAACGAAGAACTTATGTCTACGGGCAGAGATTCTGACAAGGAACTTGCTAAACAATACAAACCTCGTAAATTTTACATCGTAAAAGTAATTGACCGTGATAATGAGGCGGACGGAGTTAAATTCTGGCGTTTTAAACACAATTACAAAAACGAAGGAATCCTTGACAAAATTATTCCTATTTGGAGAGCTAAAGGTGATATTACAGACGCAACAACAGGTCGTGACATTATCCTTGAATTAACCAAAGCAAAAACCCCAAAAGGGGCGGTTTACACAGTTATCCAAACTGTTATGTATGAAGACGCAGGACCTGTTCACGAAGATGCTGATACCGCAAAATCTTGGATTACAGATGAACTTACTTGGTCTGACGTTTATTCTAAAAAACCTGTAGAATATCTTGAAGCAATTGCACGAGGAGAAACTCCACGTTGGGATAGTGACAAAGGTGGATACTCATATGGAAACTCTGATGAGTCAGAAATTTCTATGGGGGGTAAATCTGAAAAACAACCAACAACTGATTTACAAGCAAATAGTGCACCTGACGAAGACCTCCCATTTTAAGTTATTGAACTTGGACATATACATGGACATAATGTCCTAGTAAGTGTCCAAGTTTTTATTTTTTAACAAAACATTTAACAAATACATAGACAATATGGCAATTAAGAAAAATGACTTTAAGTCAATTAAAGATAAATTCTCAACGTCTGCGAAATATAAACCCCAAAGGTTTTTTGATTTGGGTAATGATTTCTTAGATGCGGTCGGTTTACCAGGACCCGCAATAGGACATTTGAATATGTTTTTAGGTCACTCAGATACAGGAAAAACAACGGCATTGGTAAAGACTGCGGTTGATGCTCAAAAGAAAGGTATACTTCCTGTGTTTATTATTACGGAACAAAAATGGTCGTTTGAGCACGCAAAACTAATGGGTTTTGACTGTGAGCAAGTGGTTGACGAAGGAACGGGAGAATTAGATTGGGACGGATTCTATATATTCAACAATAACTTTAGTTATATAGAACAAATTACCGATTACATTAACTCTTTATTAGATGCACAAGAAAAAGGTGAATTAGATTATAGTTTATGTTTTATGTGGGATTCAGTTGGTTCTGTACCTTGTAAAATGACTTTTGAAGGAAAAGGTGGGAAGCAACATAACGCCTCTACATTAGCCGATAAAATAGGTATGGGTATTAACCAACGTATTTCAGGAAGTCGTAAGGCTGATTCAAAATACGAAAACACTTTAATTATAGTGAACCAACCTTGGGTGGAATTACCCGATAATCCATTTGGACAACCTAAGATTAAAGCGAAGGGTGGTGAGGCTATTTGGTTAAACTCTTCTCTAGTATTTTTATTTGGTAATCAAAAAGGTGCTGGGACAACTAAAATAACCGCAACTAAAGATAAAAGAACAATTAAATTTGCGTCAAGAACTAAAGTATCTGTAATGAAAAACCATATTAATGGTTTAGGTTATGAAGATGGAAAAATCATCGTAACACCTCATGGATTTATTGCGGGAAAAGAAGCAACAGAAGAAAAAGCGTCTATCGAAAAATACAAGAAAGAGTACGCCGACTATTGGAAAGAAATCATTGGAACAGATGGTGATTTTGATTTAAAAGAAGAAAGAGAACAGTCATAACTATAAACCAACATAAGTGATAAAAACATTATTAGTCGATGGTAATAACTTACTAAAAATCGGATTTTATGGGGTAAAAGATTTTTATCATAATGGTAAACATATTGGTGGTATATGGCATTTTTTAAATACTATCAGAAGATTTATTGAAGAACAAAATTTTGATAAGGTAGTTGTATTTTGGGATGGAGATGATAATTCTTTAAGTAGAAAACTTCTCTATCCTAGATACAAAGAAAATAGAGTAAAGGAAGTTAATGTTTATAAAGAGACTTCATTTCAGTATCAAAACGAAAGGGTAAAACAATATTTAGAA